GATCAACTAGAGATGCGTCAATAGAGTCACCTAGTGTCTCAATGGCTGTAGCACCATTCTTTACTAGATCACTGGATGTCGGTACTGCCCATCCAAAATTGGGTGTTGTTGTTGCCATTAGGTTAGTGCTCCTGTCGCGTTAGACCATATAAGTGTAGCATTTACGCCTGTCCAAATTAGTGAGGCAGGCAATACTGTTTCCCATTGGGTAGTAGATAGTGAGAAATCTGTAGCTGAGATGTAAAGAGTCATTTCTGTGAAACTAGGTGTTGCTCGCAAGGCCACATTCTCAACAAAGCCATCAAATGACCCACCAAACAAGTTAGTAGGCAGGTTAGTAACTAACACAGGTTGACCAAAGAACACGCCAATAAGTGAGTCCAGCATTGCACTCGGCATGTCTGGATTATCTAGTCTAAAGGTAATCGCACCCAATGAAGCTCTAGGGTTCTTGCGTAGGTTTAACTCTCTAGTGGCAATATCAGTGATGTCTAACAGGTTCTTAATGTTGGAATCAACTGAACGCTCAAAGAGGCCGTAAGAGGCTATAGAGTCCGCGTCAGAGGTGCTATAGGTCGAGCCATAGGCTGTGGAGTAACGATAGATAAGACTGTTGCGGATTCGAGCAATCTGTGTCTGAGACTGGATACTGCTAGGAGTGGCATAAGAGCCATCAAGGTTAGTAAAGCCATTAGCTGCAAGGTAGTTAGATCGATGGTCTGCATCATCATAGGAGACATCCCCATCCTTCTCCTCATAGACAGTGCCTAGTGCGCTAGTGGCAATCTGGTCTGCAAGGGTTTGAGACTTAGCAGACGCACTAGCTGCTAGTGCAATCATTGTGTAGAAGCCTGCGTCAATAGTGCCAATGTAAGTCTCGGCTTCAGCCCATGTAACAGTTGGTGGGTATGTATCCCAAGTAACTGTAGGGGTCACTTCAGCCCAAGTAAGGTTAAGAGCTTGTCCTAAGATTTCTGCAATTTGTGCGCCATCTAAGGCTTCTGCAAGAGCTGTGTTATAGACCGCCTTAGTCAGTTTAGCCAGTGATCCAATGCCAAGAATCGTGCCAGTAGTAATAAAGCCAGACTCATCTGGACTTCTAACCCCAATACTAAAGTCAGATACTTCTCCACCAAATACAGTGACATAAGCACCGCTAGTGTTCTTTACTTCTAAGGTTATTGACTCTGTTACATTAATTGTAAAATCTGCACCAGTAGTGTTAATAATCTGTACTTGACAATAGCCAGCGGTAGCTTGTCTATCAATATCTAAGCGACCAGATGCAAAAGAAACAGAGGTAACAGTTGTATAGACATCATCCCCTACAGTAATTCGCCATTCTGGAAGCCAAGCCATTATCGGAGCCTTAAAGTGCCACGATCAACTGCGCCCTGTAAATACTGGTCAAGAGCTTCAGCAATTGCGTTAGGGTCTCCCACACCAGCTTGGATGGTTATATTAAAACTGTTAAGAGAACTCTTGGCAAATGCTGCAGCATCCGCTGCATTTTGTGCATCTAACAGGTCAGCCATTGCATTAGCGCGGGCAGTAGCAGCAGCAGCAAATTCCTCTATTGCTGCCATAGATACACCACTCGTAGGAATTTTTTCCACAAAATCCCCAATAGGGATACCAGCAGAACTGACTCCGCCTTTGGCTGTACCAGCAGTACTTATTTTTGGCTGGCCAGTTATTGCGTTCATAGCGTTTAATTTAGCAATAGCAGCATCTAAATTGGCAAGATTGATTAAGTCCTTAGGTACGATTTTATCCAAGATGGACTTAATGTCAGCCAGTTTAATGTTCTGGTTTTGCAAAGTTCCTAGGATTTTGAGGTCTTCATTGAGTTGCTTTGTAGCAGCTTCAATGCGGGCAGTATCCTTAGAAGCAATAGCATCTTCAAGGTTAAGGATGTCCTGCTTAATCTTTAGGCGAGTAACATCGTTAGTAATACCTAGCAGTTGCGCCTGAGAATTGACTTTGCCTAATTGCTCCGCTTGATTAAGCATGGCAGCGTTGAGTTGGATTTTATCCATATCAAAGACATCTGTACCCTTTGCAAGGGCTAGATTAGCCTTATCGATTGCAGCAGATAATTTTTTATTGGCAAGAATCTTTGCCTGAGCTGCTGCTTCCTCTTTTGTAAGTTTTGTAATCTTAGTCTGAGTTTTTAGATAACTGCCAGCCTGAATAGGATTTTTACCCATAGCAGCTCTATTTTGTGCTGCTATTTGTGCATCTATTTGATCTGCAACTTTATTGAAGTTATTGATGGCATCTACTGGATTAGTTAATAACTCAAAGATTGTAGGCACTGCGTTAGATAATCTAATAAATCTGCCAAAATCTACAATTAAATTACTTATTGCTTCTGAGTATCTCTCAATGTCAGAAGTGGCATCATTGATGCTACCGCTTGATTCTGTAAGGGCTTGAACTATGCCCTTGCCAATAACCTCTTTAGCGTTATTGCCTGCAATGGTCAGCTTGTTAAGTTGGCCTGCATAACTTTCAGCAGCAGAAGATGCTTGTCCTGCAAAGAGTTCAGCTAGTCTTATTTGGATTTCTTCAAAAGATGAGGATGTTAATTCAGCCTTAGATAGTCCTACGCCTAAACGACCTAATGAGGCATTATTTCCAAGGTAGGCTTTCTGTAATCCTTGGCTGACTGTAGTTAAATCTTTTCCAGTACCAGCAGATATATCTAAAGCTAGGTTCAGTAATGTAGTTGCTTTACTGACTGAGGATGTGGCACGAAGCAACCTATCCATAGCAGGACGAAGTTGATCATCAAGAACGCCTGTTTGCTTTTCAAGATTGCTAATCATCTCATTGACATAAGCTGAGGTATTGCCAGTCTCAAGACCAAGATTTTTTAAGGTAATACCAAGGGAACGAGCAGCATTATCATCTTCTATAAACGCTTTGACAGATGCCTTGCCATAAGCAACTACAGCGGCAGTACCAAATGCCACGCCAAAGGTCTTGGCAAGACTTTTTACACTGTTATTTAATTTCTGTGTAGCGGTCTCAGCCTGCTTAAATCCTTTAGCATCAAATGATGAAGCAATTTTAATCTGTTCAAAAATGCTCATGCAGCTCTCCTAAAACTTCCAGTATTACTGCGTGATCTTAATTCTGTTAAAGCTGTAGAAATTGCTTTATTAACAGCTCCTTCAGCCTTGCCTTGGTTCATAGACCAAGCTTTATAGATTAAACGGCCTCGGCCTTTTAAGCTTCCCGTAAGTGGTGGTAATGCATTGATAAATTGTTCACCAGCTTGAGGATTACGAGAATGAGAGTACCTATTTCCTGCTGGCCCTTTTGGCCCTACCCAAGGCTGCCCTTGAGGATTAGCCCGCCCAGCACCTTCATAGATTGCACCAACTCTAGAGTTATTAAAAATAGAAGCCATTGAAGAAAAGCCTTTAGAGTTTTTCTTACCTACAGATGTGGTAAATCCAATTTTAGATTTAATAGTAGAAGCTGAGTAAGTTGGAAAACGGCCTTCATTAAATGATCTATCAGCCCAACCACTTAGCGGAGATACAGCAGGAACAAACCCTCGCGCTTGTCTAGCAATAGGAGATAAAGCCTTTTTCATTTCACTACGCAAAGTTTTTTCTAAATCTGGAGCAAAACGGCGCAATGCTTTACGGAGATCAGCGTTGCCTTGAAGTTCTATTGCTGGCATTTTGAATCTCCTTTGCTTCATCTTTAAGACCCTGCAACAAGGCTTGAAGCATTATTGGGTCTAAATCTAATAACTGCTGTGGCGCGATTCCCAACCTAATGCTCAATCGAGCTATTAAGTAGGTGAATGGATAATCGCGCTTTAAGCTAAAGGGTCAGAGTCCTCGACAGACACTGACTTAAGTGTCTCGATAAACTCAATCCCGAACGGCTTAACAGTTTCACCTGATCTGCGTGTAATTTCCCAAGCAAGCCAATAGACATCCGACTGCTTTTCATCTAAACGAAAAGCTTGGTGGAACCCTTTTTTAGCGTATTGCTCAAATGCATACTCCACTGCTGGAGTAATCTCGCCTTCAATAACGCTTCCATCTGTACGAACTATCTTTAGTCTTGCCATGATTAGCCCCTTTGTTTAGTTGTTTAGAATGTGCCTGTAGTTGCTACTGCAATGGTTGAATTAGCAGTAAATGTAATTGACATAGTGCCAATGTCTGCTACAGCACCATTGATGTCTGTAGTGTTATTGACTAGCAATGAAACAGTATATAGAGGGTTAGTAGCAGATACTGCTGTTCCCTTTGTCTGTAGGAATACACATGTAACTGTTGTTCCCCATGCAGCTTGGAGTGTTGCAAGGACATTA